AAGTGGAACGGGCTCGCCTTCTTTGGCATGGTGAAAAGGGGGACGCGTGGCCGTTAAGGCCAAGCTCCAGCCGATGCCGGCACCGGGACCGGCTCGCGTCAGATGCGCCATCTACACCCGCAAGTCGACTGAGGAGGGCCTGGAACAGGATTTCAATACTCTTGACGCGCAACGAGAGGCCGGGGAGGCCCTGATCAGCAGCCAGCGAGGCGAGGGCTGGACCGCATCGCCCAACTGTTACGACGACGGCGGGTTCACCGGCGCGAACATGGATCGGCCCGCATTGAAGCGCCTGCTCGCAGACGTGGAAGCCGGAACTGTCAACTGCATCGTGGTCTACAAGGTGGATCGACTGACGCGTTCGCTTCTGGACTTCTCCAGGATCATGGAGATCCTGGACAAGCACGGCGCGACGTTTGTGTCGGTGACACAGCAGTTCAACACGACCACGTCGCTCGGACGTCTGACGCTGAACATGCTACTTTCCTTTGCCCAGTTCGAGCGCGAGATGATCTCCGAGCGCACCCGCGACAAGATGCGCGCGGCGCGCCGCAAAGGCAAGTGGATCGGCGGCAACATCGTTCTGGGTTACGATCTGGCGCCGAAGGGTGGAGCGCTCGTAGTAAATAAGGACGAGGCAGAACGTGTTCGCGAGATCTTTCAGCTCTACATCAAACTCGGCTCGCTCATCCCGGTTATCGAAGAGCTGGACCGGCGCGGTTGGACAATGAAACGGTGGACCACACGCGAAGGCCGCACACGCGGTGGAGCGCACTTCAACAAGACCACGCTTTACAATCTGCTCACGAACGTTATCTACACCGGCCGGGTGAAATTCGAAAACAAACTCTGCTCCGGCGAACATGAGCGTATCGTCGATGACGATCTTTTCAATCGCGTCCAGGAGCGACTGAACCGCAACGGTCGGAGAGGCGGTCGCAGCATCGCCAACAAGTACGGCGGGCTGCTCAAGGGGCTGGTTCGGTGCGGTAGCTGCGGCGCAGGGATGACGCACACCTATGTACGCAAGAAGCAGACGCTTTACCGCTACTATGTCTGCATAAACGCTCACCAGCGAGGGTGGAACGTCTGCGAGACGAAATCGGTATCTGCCTCCCTGCTCGAAGGTGCGGTTATCGAAAATCTGCGGCGCTTTGCACAGCAGCCGGCAATGCTCTCAGGTGTGCTGCGGCGGCTTGAGAACTTGCGGCAGGAAGCGAACGAGACGCAGAGGACCGAACCCGCTGATGTGCAACAAGCCCTGTTGAATTTCGACCCGCTGTGGGAGCACCTAGCCACGTGGGAAAAGGAGCGGTTCATCCGCACCCTGGTTGCCGCGGTGAAGTACGACGGGCGCACCGAAACCGTGACTGTCGGCTTCCACAGCGAGAGTATCAAGGAGCTTTGCACAGAATGAGTACAAGGGCGCCACTCGAAATTCAGTTCCAGCTTCAACCCAAGCCTCGCCCCCTGGCGGACGTCGCATCGACCGAACTCCGGAGCGCGGGCCGCCTCGCGCACGTCACTCGGGCTCTCGCCCTGGCAATCCACTTCGATGAGATGATCCGCAAGGGCGACGCCAGGGATTACGCCGACGTCGCGCGGCAAGCCTGCCTCTGCCGGGAGCGGGTCAGTCAAATCGCGCGCCTCAACTACTTGGCGCCGGACATCCAAGTGGAGTTGCTCTATCTTCCACCGGTTCCCACCGGCCGCTACCCGGTGAGCGAAACTGCTCTGCGCCACATTGCGAACTGGCTCTCCTGGGCCGACCAACGCCGGGAGTGGGCGCGCCTGAAGCAACTCCACCGGCTCGTTTGAGAATTGCCGGCTGGGTGCCCGCTGATACTGCCTGAATACCCCTGAACAATCCTGATCTATCTCATTGTTACAACTAGACTTAGTTGTGGACGATTGACTTGTCTTCCTGTAGATTAAGGCTTTGAAAGGAGCCTCATGGCACACACCCAGAAAGAAGACGTTAAATCGATCCAGTCGTTGCCGTTGCAAATCCAAATCTGGGAAATCGACCGCCTTGTGTTCTACGCGCGCAATCCGCGAAAGAACGACGCCGCCGTGGATCGCATGGTGGCATCGATCAGGGAATTCGGATTCAAGATTCCGGTGCTTGCGCGCAGCGATGGAGAGGTCGTTGACGGTCACCTCCGGTTGAAGGCCGCAAAGAGACTCCGCATCACCGAGGTGCCGGTCATTCTCTGTGACGAATGGTCAGAGGCCCAGGTCAAGGCTTTCCGCCTGATGGTCAACCGATCTGTAGCGTGGGCCGACTGGGACGATGAACTTCTTGCCTCGGAAATGCTGGAGATCCAGGAACTGGGCTTTGATCTCACCCTCACCGGTTTCGATGTGAACGAAATCGATGGGTTGCTGGCTGCTGCTGACCCTAACGATCAGGCGGAGGTGGCGCCGCCGCTTCCCGACTTTCCAGTTACGCGGCTCGGCGACCTTTGGCTCTGCGGGAAGGTGCCCCATCAACACCGGGTGCTCTGCGGGGATGCTACTAGCCCGGAGGCGCTGGCGCGGCTGCTCGGCGACGGCAGACCCCTGCTGATGGTTACTGATCCACCATATGGTATCGGCCTTGACTGCGAGTGGCGTGACAGGGCCGGGTTAAACGGCTGCGGGCCCGCCGAGGCGAGCTATATGAGGCACCGGACCGAGGGCCACACCAACACCTCTATCTCGTCGGACACGCGCGCGGATTGGTCGGAAGCGTTCGAATTGGTGCCGAGCCTGCAAGTAGCTTACGTCTGGCACGCGTCCGTCTTCACTCGCGAAGTTTTGGATGGCCTACTACGGATCGGCTTTCTGTATCCGCAGCAGATCATCTGGAACAAGGGACGAACTGTCCTGACACGGACCCATTACTGGTACCAGCACGAGCCGGTGTGGTATGTCCGAAAGAAGAACGCGCCTTGGTATGGCAAGGCCGGCGAGAACTCGACCGTCTGGGATTCAGCTTCGCCGAAGTTCATCATGGGCGGATCCGATGAGCAGAAATTCGATCACCCCACCCAGAAGCCTGTCGACCTGATGCGGCGCCCAATTCTGAACCATACCAAGCGTGGCGAACTGGTTTACGAGCCCTTCCTGGGCAGCGGCACCACCCTGGCCGCCGCGGAACTCACCGAGCGCGTCTGCTACGGCCTGGAACTCGATCCGAAGTACGTGGACGTAACCGTGCAGCGCTGGCAAGAGCTGAGCGGTGAGAAGGCCAAGCTTGACGGTGACGGTAGGACCTTTGAGGAGATTGCGCTTCAGCGCGTGCCACAGACCTCATGACGGAGCAGGATCGATGCGATACCGAAATTGCCGAGATCGTGAGGCAGTTGCGGAGTGGGCATCCGGACGTCCCCGGGCTGTGCCAGGCGTTGTCGGACTGGTCCGCCGAAAAGCGTCTGATCGGGCGGGATGCCAAGCGAAATGCTCGCCAACGAAAGGAGAAATATGACGGGCGAGGCGCGACCGAGGGCCGGCCGCAAGGCGATCAACATCAACTTAGCGGAAATGGAAAAACTGTGCGGGCTGCAGTGCACCGACGCGGAAGTCGCGGCGTTTTTCGGCGTAAGCACGCGCACGATCGAGCGCCGCAAGAAGCAGCCAGCCTTCGCCGAGGCCATGGGGCGCGGCAAAGCGCGTGGGTGTCTCTCCCTGCGACGCAGCCTCTGGGCACTGGCGGTGAAGGGCAATCCCGCGGCCAACATCTTCCTTGCCAAGAATCTGCTCGGTTACAAGGACTTCGTCGCCAGTGAACTCAGCGGTCCAAACGGTGCTCCGATCGAGTTGGATCACAAACCCGACCTCTCGCAACTCACCAATGAAGAGCTACTTCAACTCCGCGAATTTACTGAGAAGACCAAATCTCGCCGCTGAGATAGACCGCGAGCTGGCAGCGCGCAAGCTGCAGGAGTTCGTCCGGCAAGCGTGGCCCATCGTAGAGCCGTCCACGCCGTTCGTGCCCGGCTGGCACATCGATGCCATCGTCGAGCACCTCGAGGCCGTCAGCCGT